ACCCCATTCAACCCCGACGAACAGTACATACAGGAACTAAAAGACAAAATCAATATGCTAACCCCACTCAGAGATAGCGACAAATCAGAGAAAAACTACCAAAAGAATGTTCTACCAAAACAACAGCAGGTAAAATCAAATTTTATACAAGCCATAGATAACGCAATCGCAAAATACGGAGCAGACAGAGTAGCAGAAACATTATCGAAAAATCAATATATGCAAAGAATCGGAAACCTAGAAGAAAAATACACGTATGAAATAGTGGAAGAAATAACAGATGGTGACGACGGGTTGATGGTTCTAATGGACGCATCAGTTGATGAAGCGTTGTTAGATATATGAAAACATTCGTAGCCGATTTTGAAACAACTGTATATGACGGGCAGGAAAGTACCGAAGTATGGGCTAGTGCAATGGCAGATATAAACGACCCCGACGATAACGTATTTGTGTTTCATTCAATCAGCGAAACCCTAGAGTATATTCGTTTTCTCAATCAAGATGTTGAACTCTATTATCACAATTTAAAATTTGATGGTAACTTTTGGCTATGGTATTTAATCCATGAATTACACTTTAAGCAGGGATATGAAGTAATCAAAGATGGTGAATACATAGAATATCTTATGAAGAAGCCCAAAGATATAGCCAACAATGAAGTCGTATATGTTATATCCGATATGGGGCAATGGTATACCATAACTTTCAAATACCGTGGCTGTAAAGTTACCCTCAAAGATTCACTAAAATTATTACCTTTTTCGGTCAAAAAGATAGGCAAGGACTTTAAAACGAAACATCAAAAATTGGAAATGGAATACAAGGGTAAACGCTACGCAGGTTGCAACATAACTACGGAAGAACTGCAATACATTAAGAACGACGTTCTAGTAATGAAAGAAGCATTGCAGATTATGTTTGCAGAGGGTCACAACAAACTCACCATAGGTAGTTGTTGTCTTGCAGAGTATAAGCGCATAGTGGGGCGATATGATTGGGAAAAAGACTTCCCACGTTTAGACCGTATCGCCCTTGACCCTGCAACTTACGGTTCATCAAACGCAGATGAATATATCAGAAAATCATACAAAGGTGGATGGTGTTATCTTGTTGAGGGTGCTAATGACAGAATATATGAAAATGGTACAACAGCAGATGTTAATAGTCTTTACCCATCCATGATGCACAGCGAAAGCGGAAATGTGTACCCACACGGTAAACCATGTTTCTTTGTTGGTGAACCACCCGAAAAGGCACTACTTCCTAACCGTTATTATTTCATAAGGATAAGGACACGTTTCTATCTGAAAAAAGGCAAACTTCCATTCATACAGATAAAAGGAAACCCACGATACAAAGCCACAGAAATGTTAACAACATCTGATTTCAAAGACAGAAAGACAGGCAAATACTACAAATTCTTTATTGACAAACATGGTGTAAAGCAGGACAGCATAGTTGAACTTACATTAACCTGCACAGATTGGAAACTCATGCAGGAACATTATGACCTTGTTGATTTAGAAATACTTGATGGGTGTTGGTTCTTTGCTAGAGCAGGTATGTTTGATGAATACATCGACATTTACAGAAAGATAAAGATGGAAAGCACAGGCGCACAAAGACAGATTGCAAAACTATTCCTAAATAACTTATATGGCAAATTAGCCACATCCCCCATATCATCATTCAAAGTTGCCTACATGAAAGAGGACGAATCACTAGGATATGAGATACAATGCGCGGAAGATAAAGACCCCGTTTATATTGCGGCAGGTAGCGCAATTACCTCATATAGCAGGAATTTCACAATACGTGCGGCACAGGCTAATTATCACGGTGCAGACAAGAGAGGGTTCAAATATGCAGACACCGATTCAATACATTGTGACTTAGAGCCTAGTGAAATTAAGGGAATAAAGGTTGACGATAATGCGTTCTGTTGTTGGAAACTTGAAAGCTGTTGGGATAAAGCCATATTTGTGCGACAGAAAACATACATAGAACACATTACACATGAGAATCAGAAGCCAATCAAAAACCCATATTACAATATCAAAGCGGCAGGTATGCCCCAATCATGCAAAGACCTGTTAAACATCAGCCTTACAGGGGCAACACACGAGGACAAAGAAAAGTATAAAAAAGACCAAGAAAAACTAGACTTCATAACAACACCAAGAACAATGACAGATTTCAAAGAGGGATTAACCATAAGTGGAAAGTTACTTCCTAAGTGCATCAAAGGTGGTGTAGTTCTTGAAGAATCATATTTCACACTGAGAGGTATCAATTTATGATAAACATTAAGGTATGGTTTGTAGATTCACACGAACCTAGTGTATTTGAAGATGTGTATTCTTTTTATGAAACAAGAAAACAGCTTAAAATTATGCAGGAAGAACTTTATAAAAGTACAACTACGTTGGTTAATAAAGAATATATTCGTTACTATAAAGTTATAGAAACTGTATAAAACAAGAGGGTATAATCAAAAATGATTATACCCTCTAATATTATTCTTACCCGTAGGTACTCAAAAGCGGTGGACAAACCGAAACCGTTTACAGAGGTATTCTTGCAACCTTGTCGCCTGTAATACGTCTAAAGAGTTAGCTACGGGGAATAACCTATTTAATTGAACATATTGTATTTCATCAGATTGAAAAATACACTCTTACATTCTTGATTTCTAAATCGCACATAACCACGTTCAAATGCCATACGCAAACTGCTCATAAGTACGCTAGACCTGCCAAGAAGCATATAGCCCTGTTCCTGTTCAACAGCGTTTGGAACAATCTTATCGGGGTATGTTTCATCAGCCCTGTTATCTATATAAAATAGCCCTGTATCGGTAAATCGCCTTACACCGTAGAATTTATCATCCTTTTTGATGGTGACTATGTAGTCACTTATGCCCGACATCTTTTCAATAAGATTGAGGTTATCATTCAGATAAACATTCTGTGCGGCGTATTTGAGATACCTTTGCCCCTTAAATGCACGATTGAAACCGCTTGCCTTTTGTGCTTCGGCTACGTTCTCATAGAATCCCTGTTCCACTACGAAACCGTCACCACGCAGGTAGTTGGTATCTGTTTTAAGCCTGTCAGCAATTCCTAAAGAAAGATAATAAGGATTTATGATTGATACAGCATTACTAATCATGTACACGGGCAGGTAACGCACCTGTTCACCGCCACCACGGGCGAGTGATGTGTGAATTGACATCAGCTTTGCGACTTCTTCGTCACAGTAATGATTGTTCTCACTTTGGAACTCATCAAACAAGATGCTATCAACATCAGAAAGCAGATGTGATTTTTTCTTTATTTGGTCGGCATAGTTAAGTGAAATGCAATAGCCGCATGACTTCTTATTTAAGAACAATTCAACGAATACACCGTTTGCCCTTTTGACTTCCGTCATTACATCACCCTTGAAAAACAGATTACCGATGTCTTTGAAAAACTGTTCGGCACAACCTGTAAGTTCATAGTTGAAACGGTAAAGTAGACAGAATTTCTTACCTTGCTTCTTAAATCTGTTGACAACCATTCGTCCAAAATATGTTGTTTTTCCTGCACTACGGTTAGAAGTTGATATAAAGATTTCGGGTGTAAGTCCGTTAATATCTTTCATAGAAAGCAACTTTGTACCGTCATAATATTGTACTTCACTCATAACATTCACCAAAAATCAATACTTGACTTTTATGATAACTAATTATATCATAATAGATTGACTTTCACAACCCCACTAAGTATAATTAAATTAAGGATGTCGCTAACATAATTTGATAATGTTTCACATGAAACATTATCGGAAAGGGGTATGCAGGATGGATGCAGGAACTATCGCAGAACTTATCAGCACTGTTGGATTTCCCATAGTATGTTTTGGGGCGTGTGCGTGGTATGTCAAATATCGTGAGGACAAAAACGATGAGCAGATTGATAAACTCAATACTATGCACAACGATGAAACAAAAAGAATGACAGAAGCGTTAAACAATAACACGTTAGCTTTGACACAATTAACCGACACTTTAAGAAAGGGGTAAAAGATTATGCCTAGTAATGATACACAGAATATTTATTCAACTGAATATAGTGGAAGTGGTGCGCCTATTCCTGCATCAAAGATTAGCTATGATAATACCGACAGCGGTTTACAGGCTACAAAGGTGCAGGGTGCTATTGATGAACTTGCAGGTGATATTGCAGACTTAGCAGGTGATGATATTGCTTACGACAATACTGATAGTGGTCTTTCAGCAACAGATGTGCAGAGTGCAATTGATGAAATTGACGTGGCTGTTGACGAACTTGTTCAAGACAAATTACCTATACTTCCCGATGAAGCAACAGCAGGAACTTATGTACTTAAAGCTACAAAAGCAGACGATACTGTTACATATTCTTGGGTGTTAGAGGTATAACAAATGAGAACATCACAGGTTGGTATTGACTTAATCAAATCCTTTGAGGGTTTACGCCTTAAAGCCTACAAACCTGTTAGCACTGAAAAGTATTACACAATTGGTTACGGTCATTATGGCGCAGATGTGAAACCCGATATGGTAATATCAAGCGAATACGCAGAAGCACTATTACGCCAAGACCTTGACAAATTTGAACGTGCTGTCAATTCTTATGAAAGGAATTGGACACAGAATCAGTTTGATGCACTTGTGTCATTCACGTTCAATTGCGGTGTGGCTAACCTAAAACGGTTAGTCACTAACCGCACCAATGCACAGATAGCACAGGCAATTGTGAAATACAATAAGGCAGGTGGAAAAGTTCTTAGGGGTCTTGTACGTAGACGTAAAGCAGAACAGGCTTTATTTATGAGGTAATTTATGGCACAGGTGTATTTTGAAATAACAGGAAATGGATATGCTTATGTAATTCCTAGTGAGCCATCAGTAGGAGAAGAATTTGAATTTAACGCTGTAGCTTATGATGGTGATTCTTTTGTTGATGTAACCTGTACTGACGATGGTGGGTATAGTGTAGCTGTTCCACAATCACCACAGTTCAATTTAATTATGCCAAGTACACAGTTTCTTACATTTCATGTAGAATTTACAGGTGTGACACCACCGCCCCCAACGCCCGAAAGACCCAAAAGAAAACGTATGCCATTATGGATGTACCCCTGTCTTAGGGGTTGAATGTTTCATGTGAAACATATATAATATAAGTAGAAACTAATTCACCTTAATAAGCGGAGGACAAACACATGGCAAAATTAACTCAGACCGAATTTATGACAAAGGTTAAAACAATCATTGGCGACAGAACAGATGATGAAGCAATCTCTTTCCTTGAAGATTGTAAAGACACCATTGAGGGCGATAAAGATGATTGGAAAACAAAGTACGACAATGTTGTCAAAGAAAAAGAAGAACTTGACAAGCAGTGGCGTGAAAAATATACCAATACATTCTTTTCACCCGTTTCCCATAATAACAATGACTTAGACAATCACGAAAACAACAACAATACCAATCCTGCAAACGTAAATCGTAATAATGTAGATGAAGAACAGGAAAAACTTGAACAGGCAGAAAAGGTCAGATTTGATGACCTGTTCAAGACAGAATAAAGAAAGGGGATTATATTATGCCTACAAGACCTAAGAAAGTCACAATGGATACACAGGTGTTGAACATTCTCAACGCCATCAGAAACAATGCATCAAATGAATATCGTGATTACGTTCCACCTATTACTGACGTATCACAGCTAAAGCAGATTGGTACAATCATTATGGATATGCCTGCTTTGCAGAATCAGTTCCTTTCAGCTCTTATAAACAGGATTGGCAGAGTTCTTATTTCAACAAGACTTTATGACAACCCTTGGGCTAGATTTAAGAAAGGTATGCTTGACTACGGCGAAACCGTGGAAGAGATTTTCACCAATATTGCAAAGCCTTATCAGTTTGAGGGTTCTCATACCACACCTACTTCACAGTTTAAGAAGTATATGCCCGATGTTAGAGCCGCTTTTCATGTTATGAATTATCAGAAGTATTACCCATATACCGTCGAAGAACAGAAACTCAGACAGGCATTTCTTAGTGCAGACGGTGTTGCAAACCTTATCGGCGATATTGTAAATTCAATTTACACAGCCGCTTCTTATGATGAGTTCCTCACCATGAAGTACCTGCTTGCAAGGACAATCCTTAACGGCAGAATGTACCCTATACAGGTATCAGAAGCTACAGCCGCTAATGCAAAGGACATTGTAACCACAGTTAAAGCAAACAGCAACGTACTTGAGTTCCCATCAACAAAGTACAACCCTGCACACGTATTTCAGCACACACCTAAGAATGAGCAGATTATTTTTATCAATGCTTCATTCGATGCAGTTGTTGATGTAAACGTACTTGCATCAGCTTTCAATATGGATAAGGCACAGTTCATGGGTCAGAGAGTTCTTATTGATAGCTTTGGTTCTATGGACACTGAAAGACTTGCGCTTCTCTTTGGTGACGACCCTAATTACGTTCCTCTTACATCAGAGGAGATTGCCGCACTTGATGCAATTCCTATGGCTGTAGTTGGTGAGAAGTTCTTCATGGTATTTGATAACCTCAATGAGTTCACAGAGGTTTACAATGGCGAACTTCTTTATTGGAACTACTTCTACCATCAGTGGAAAACATTCTCATGCTCACCATTTGAGAATGCACTTGTGTACGTTCCTACTACACCCACAGTTTCAAGTGTTACTGTTACACCCGACACAGCAAGTGTATCAGCTAATTCCTCACTACAGCTTACTGTTACCGTTGTTACGACAGGCTTTGCGCCTAAGACGGTTGTATATACGTCCGATACAGAGGGCGTTACAATTACAGAGGGTGGCGTAGTTCAGATTGATGCAGGTGTTAGCGGAACTGTTACAATTACGGTTGCTTCTACATTCGACCCTACAAAGACAGACACCGTAACACTCACTGTATCATAAAATGTTACATTAAATATGGGGCTATGTTTCACATGAAACATAGCCTTATTTAAAATAAGAAAGGGTTTAAAATATGGCTTATATTGTACCTAATGCAGAGGTGTATTTATTGAAAGATATTAAAATTACACCTACTTATACGGACACGATATATTTTGCTTCTGTTGCCGCACAAACCACTTACTTTACAAATGCTTTAAAAAGGGTTGCAACACTTACAGCGCAGAGTTATCAAAGGCATAGCAGAGGTTGGCTAAAGGTTGGCTTGCCCGTTGGCACTGTTTCACAGGCAAATTATATGATGTTTAAAAATACCGCTTTTGAAAATAAGTGGTTTTATGCTTTCATTACTGATTGGGAATACCTTAACAATGGCAATACGCTTATATCGTATATGGTGGATGATATTCAGACATGGTTCTTGGGTGATTGTACACTAGGCGATTGTTTTGTTGACCGTGAACACGCTATGATTGATACTGTTGGCTCAAATAGAATCCCCGAACCCGTCGGAAGTGACCGTGTTATGATGGCAGAAAGATGGGCTTGTAGCGATATGGTGGATTATACCGTTGTTATACAGGCTTCACAGACTAACCGTGGCGAATCGGGATGGGAAACAGATGAACT